AGAAGTCCGTAGATGTTTATTCCGGCATTGGCGAACTGCTTGATATCCTGTGATGTAGCCTTGCCCGTGTTCTTGATCTGCGCAAGGTTTTGCGCCATACGGGACAGTTCTGCGTTTCCTCCGCCTGTGGCAGCCACTGCCTGAGCAAGGTTGCTTATAGCCTTACGGGACGCTTCCGCACTTTCACCTGTCGTAATGAGCGCACGGTTTGCGTCTATGAGGTCAGAGGATCCGAAGGGCATTGATGCAGCGTCTTCCTTTATGGCTGCTATTGCCTTCTCTGCTTCCTCCGTACTGCCGAGGAAGTTAGCAAAAGAAGCCGTGTAGGATTCCATCTGGGCATTATAGTCTATGGCATCCTTCGCAAGGTCTACCACCATAGCACCGAGTTTCTTTATAGCCGAAGCCATAAGATCAGCGGAGATGATGGACTTCTTCATCGTGTCACCCTGATCTTCCAGAGTTTTATTCGTGTCTTTTAGCTGACCCGTTAAACTCTTCTCGGCGTTCTCTGTGGCAATAATTTCACGCTTGAGGGCGTTGTACTGCTCCTCTGATATCTTGCCTTCCTTAAACTGCTGCTGCGCCTGTTTCTCGGCTTCCTTCAGAGTACCAAGCTTGTCCCTTGTGTCCGCTATCTCCTTTGTTAGAAGCTTCTGCTTCTGCGTCAGGAGTTCCGTATTTTTAGGATCTATTTTCAAAAGACGGTCAACGTCTTTTAATTCGCTTTGTGTATCTTTGATTGATTTGTTGACATCAGAAAGTGCCTTATTAAGACCGGTAGCGTCTCCGCCGATCTCAATCGTGATGCCTTTTATTCTATTCGCCATAATGCACCTTTCCTGTCATAAAGTCCGCGAGTGTTCCGTGTCTACCTTGATACGGATATTTCTCGCGGTCGTTTGCCTTCTCGATCAACATATCGTAAACCATACCGACGGTCATCTGATCCAAGAGGTCAAGGGAGAGACCTAACTCTGCACACCGCAGCATAAAGGTCCCTCCCGTCTGAGGTCTTGTCGTCGGATCTACTTTTTTTTTGCCGTTGAGGTCATAGCTTCGTTCTGATTCCACAGTTCGAAAAGGTCCGGATATATGTCCACGATACCGAAGAAATCGAACTCGTCGAGCCAGTCCTCCGGATTCTCGGGGATATCGGGATCGTACTGCTTCGCCATTATGTAAGCGAGACACTCAAACGCTTCAAGACTTCCCAGAGAGAAGCCCTCGTTCTTCAGGAATTCTTTTCTGATCTTCTGAAGGTCGTCGAAGATGTCCCTGTTGAATCTGTGCCTGTATCTCATAGGCGTTGAAGCCGTTACCCTGAATCCGACTTCTTTCCCGTTTATGTTCAGAACTCTGTCCATATTAACCTCTTATGTGTGCATCCAAACGGATGAATACCAGCCGTTCATAACGGTTGTGGTCGTATCACTCTTGGTCATAGCCATTGTTTCGCCGGAAGCGAGAGGAGACGCTGCTATCGTCAGAGACTGTGTCTGAGGATTGATAGCGTCCTCTTTTGTGGCAAGGCTTCTGTTAGGTCTGTTCGCTACGCAGTTATACAGAACGAACTTCGTGCCGGTATCGTCACCCTCTTCCTCAAAGAGAAGAGCGAAGGGCTTCGGCTGAGTTGCAGCGGTTTCATAGAGTGTCTTTGCGGAAGCATCCTCGGTCATTCCCAGAACATCCTTCAGGAAGGTCTCGGGAACATATGCGACCTCAAGGTCCACGTCATAGCCGTTGTTCGCCATCGTGACGAAGTAACGGATATCGTCCGCATAGAAGGGAGTAAGCTCACCGTTAGGCGCAAGAGCGAGAGACACCGCACCCGGCATAGCAACAGGAGTTGAATAGCCGGATGTTGTCTTCAGCGCATAATGGACCTTCTGGACGCCGTACTTTACTTTGTCTGCCATTTTTTACACCTCAATGTTGTAAATAATCTCATAACACTGTTCGTCATCCAGATAGAGCTCGTCCTTCTCCCAGTAGATCCGGAGTTCCTCAAACAGGGCTTCTATCAGTTCTTCTGACGTTGTGTCTTTGTTCTTCGAATAGAGTTCTACGTTAACTCTGTTGATCTGTTTGTATACGATATTGTCAGCTCCGAAGTTATCGGATCCGTCCACCATATAGCAGATAAAAGGAAGCGAAGGAGCCTGTCCTACCGCCCACGCCCTATACACGACCTTATCCTTGAATTCGTCTATGGAAGTAAGGGCACTATACAGTTCTGCAAGAGTCATATTCCGCTTATCCTCACTTTCACTTTCTTTTCAAGGTCCCGTGCAGCGTTTTCCTCTGCTACGCTGATATGAGGGATCCCGTTCACCCGTCCGCCGTTAACCTTCGCGTGTCCGTTCTCCAGCAAATGCGTCAACTGATAGTGACGCTTGTTATAAACGGTCACCCTTATGTCTTGCCAATCATCATAGGTCACTTTGGAATCCCAGTCCCTCGCATACGCTCCACGGCGTTTAGGCGAGGTCTGCCTTAGTTCCTTCGCGGTATCTTCTCCTACCGCTTGAACTTCTTCCTTCAGCGCACCCACGACTTCCCTTGACCAGGCGGAGAGCTCTTTTACAATGGCATCAGCCATTCCGTCTATCTTCATACGCCGACCTTCCTCTCAAGATACAGTTCAAGAAGCTCGTCGTTCCTGACGTATGTACGATATACCCCGTACCTCACGCCGTTGAATTCTACGAGTTTCTCTCCCTCATAATCCGGAGCGAACATCGTAACTTGATATTCAGGATTCAGACCGTTCTGTCCGCCCTGAAACCATTCTGTCTGCGATACGGACGCGACATTACAAAAAACATCCCTCTCGACCTCCGTCGCGACCATCTGCCCGATAGCATCGAGCGTGTAGGTCTGGGAGATGAGAGTCACTACGTTTGACCTGTCCATAGCATCACCTCAGTCCGTAACCGGTCGCAGTGATGAGCTGGGCTTTCTGTTCGTCATAACTCGCCTTGAGTCTGTCCGGATCAGAAGGATCTCCGAAGTGAAGTTTGACGTATGTCGTGACCGCAGTAATAACGAGCTCGTCAGTCGTTAAATCGGAAAGAACGGCACCGTCTATTCCGACGATGCCGAGGTCCATTAACGCTGCCTGTATGAGTCCGTTTATTTCCGCGTCAAACGCGTTTGTAGTGATCCTTAACGCGAGTTTAATCCTTGCTAACATCTTTACTCCTGAACATATTCTTCGTTATGACCGTCTTCGCTATGTGTCCGATGTCTATCCTCGGATCCGCGTATATCTTGTATCCGAGTTCCTTGACGCGTAAGCAGAATGACAGGTCCTCTCCATATCCGTATATCGGCTGGAAACAGGTCTTATATTTGTCGAAGCACTTTTGAAGGATCTCCGTATACATAAAGACCGCACCGAATCCGCACCCGTCTACTTCAAAGAGTCTGTCTCCCAATTCAGTTACCTGTTTGAGCTCGTCGTCTTTGATTTTGTAGACACAGGGGATGTATGGCGGTCTCCTCATCGGGATGACCCCTGTCACCATATCCTTCTCGCTTGATACGAAATCTATCATCAGCGTCGGCTTGAACACCTGGTCAGAGTCTAACCACAGGATGTGATCAAAACCGTTATTGACCGCCATAGCAGCCAAACGCTCACGCGCTTCGTATATCAAGGATCCGGAAAGGAAGTATGTCTTCGTTTCCCCTACTGTCTGAAGGTCCATAAGGCTCTGAACAAACCCTACGTCTATCTCATCCATACAGGGGATAGCAATTAAAGTTTTCACGGCTTATATCCTTCTTCGCTGAAAGTGTACTGTCCGATATGTCCTACCTTGATTCTTGAATCGCAGTATATCTCGGACCCGACATCTCTCGCCCTCATACAGAAGGATAAGTCCTCCCCGAATCCCAGAATGGGACTGAAGGGAAGTCCGTATTTGTCCTGTACTTTCTTAACGAGATCCGTCTTGACCAGCACGGCTCCGAAGCCTATCCCCTCACAGGGGAATAACTGGTCCTTAGGATACTCGTAATAACTCAGGGC